CAAAACTACAGAATTATGCAGATTGATGTGAGAAAGCCGTCAAGCCATCACTTGGGCTGGTCACGGAGCCAGCGGAGCCGGTAGAGAACCTCCCGGGCGTCGCTGAGGGCGTTGTGCTCGCGACGTCCCGGCAGTTCCGGCAGTTCCGGGTTGCCGCACTCCTCGGCGAACTGCTTGAGCTCGTGCGTCCACATCGGGATGCCCGGAGGGAGATCAATCATCGCCCCCCAGAGCTGGCACAGCGCCACGTGGTCATAAGCTCCGTACCAGGCCCAAAGCCGTGGCTCCGGGGCAGCGAGGATGAAGTCGCGGGTCTCGTTGGAGATCACCTGGATGGGCTTGACGCGCGTGTCAGCCGGGTCGAGACCTACCAGGTCGATAGACGGCTTCGGGTAGCTGTTCGGGTGATGTGCGAGATATTTGCCAAGCAATGTGCGGCCGGTGATGGGGAGAGAAGGGACGACATTCCTCAAGAGCCAGTCGTGCTTCTTGACGCGCCCAAAACGGATGTCGTAATTGACGGCGTAATACTCCCGGCCGTCCTCGGCCACCAGGCCGATTGAGATCAGCTCGATCGTCCGGCCGTCCTCAAGGAACTCCAGGTCATAAGCTATATCCACCGCAGCGTCCTGTCTGCTCAGAAGAGATTGATGAAGAAGGAGTCGGTATCGTGCGGCCAGAGCTCAGCCTGGAGCTCTTCGAAGTACCGCTCCCGGTAGGTAGTGACCACGCGCTCGGGGTAGGCCATCGGCACCCCGAGAACGCGCCGGGCGTCAGCCTCCGCAGCTGGCAGGCGGTTCTTCCTGGCCTGCCAGCGCAGCCACAGCCGCATGACGATCATTCCCGCTCCTGCTCGTGATAGTGCGAGGCTTGTGCGCCTGCCCGGTGCAGGCGGCGGTGAAGAGCGCGCCAGATGCGCTCCATCTGCGGGGAGAGGTTTTCCGGCAGCTCGGGCAGGCCGCCAAGGCCGTCCGCATGCCGGATGGTCATGTGCAGCGCGAAGTTGCCGGTACTCATCTCCTCCGCTGCCGACACGGGCACGTCGCCGTCCAGCCACCTCCGCACGACAGCGAGCAGTTCGGGGTCGGCTTCCGCTGACGGCCCTTTGATTCGGGCCGCGTGAATCTTCCGCATCGCCGGAATGACGAACGGATCGCGGTAGTCGGCCTCGGCCAGCCGGCCATCGGGCGGCGGCAGCCGGACAGCAACGATGTGCACGGCTCAGAACGGGTCTTCGCCGTCCCGGCCACGCCTGGAGGCGCCTGCGCGGGCCGGAGCGCGCCGCCTGCCGTCGTCAGCGGACCGCCGCGGCGGCGTGCTGCCCCGGCCGTTGCCACGCCCGTTAGCGGCCTCCTGGCGGCGGCGCGGGCGTTCCTCCGGCTCCTCGTCCTCGTCCTCGGCGAACTCATCCAGCCCACTGCTGGCGCCGGCCGGGTGAGGCAGGTACCTGGCGACGCGGACCTGCCGTTCCTCCTCGTACATCTCGGTCTTGACCTTGACGGTGCACATCGCATCGTCGCCGCCGGGCTCCCAGGTGCCGATCGACAGCACCTTGCGGCCGAGCCGCGACTCGTCCTCTTCAAGATCCATGCGGGACTTGATGTCGCGCAGGCTCAGCCCGAAGAGCGTCAGGAACGGCTGGTACCGGAACGCGGCACCCGGCGTGAACACGATGTTGTCCCAGATAGGGCAGCCGTCGTAGGCGCCGAGCTCGCGGTTCCCCGCGGTCTCGGCCTCGAAGACCAGCTTGAACATCGGGTTCCCGTTGCTGCTGCGGGTGTACCACATGTTCTTGATCCGGCCGGGCAGCTCCATCCGGGACTTCGGCTGCGGCCCGTCGTACTCGATGATGTCGTCGCGCTCGTCGTAATCGACGTCGAGCTCATCGACATCGAAGTCTGCCCCGAGCTTGGTCCTCATGGTTGTTTCTCCTCTGCTGGCTGGTTCTCTGCCTGGTAACTAGCCGGTAACTAGTTAGTCCTCGCCGCCGTCCTCACGGTCGCGCACGGCGCTGGCCACGAGCCGCTTGAGGGCGGCCTGCGGGTTGTCCTTGCGCTGGGCGACGGCGAAGATGTCGATGATCGTTTCCGCCTCGCCGTCAGTCAGGTCGCTGTAGCTGGCGATCTCGCGGCCGGTGATCTGGCTGGCCGCGCGGTGGCGCTGCTCGTCGTCCAGCCGGAGGGCCTTCGCCTGCGCCTGAAGCCGGGTGAGCTGGCCGGCCTCGATCATGGGCTCGGCGTCTGCCACCTCACCGCCGTCACCCTGCTCTGGCTCTTCCGGCCAGTCCTCTTCTTCCGGGTCATCCCAGAACTCGTCCTGGAGCTCGGGGTCGTCATCGCTGGCCTGTTCCGGCTGTTCCGCCTGTTCCGGCTCATCGGTATCGGGCTCCGGTGCGGCGGCCCGTGTGCGGCGGCGGCGCCTGACCGGGCCGGTCTCGCTTCCGGTCCCGGCCGGGGCAGTCAGGTCTGAGCCGGTCTCAGCCAGCTCCTCGCCGATCAGCTCGGCGGTCGGCAGGCCGTTGGTGGCGTCGGTGAAGATCGCGTCGCACATATCGCTGGAGCAGCGGGCCAGGAGCATCCGCTTCGGCCGGGTGACCCAGTTGCTCCGCGCCCGGACCAGGCCAGCTGTCCGGGCGTCGGCGATCGTGTACTCGAACTCCGTCCAGGTCTTCTGCCCGCGGCGCCGGCCGCGCATCTTGCAGGTGGTCTTGGTGAGCGCAAGGATCTCGTACTCATGCCCGCGCTCCAGTACCCGCGCCCGCTTGTACTCCGCAGACATCGAAGGTGTGCCATCGACCATCTGGACGTGCTTGAGGCTGGCCATCGGGCCGATCCCGAGCTCGCGGCCGGTCAGGAAGCATGCGGTGATCGCCGCGGGCTTGCCCCGGAGGGCCTGCGGGACGAAATCGGTATCGGCGATGGCGTTGGCGAGCTGATCGACCTGCGCGAGCGTGACGACCCAGCCGTCCACGACATCGCGCATCGGCTCGTAGCTGATGAACTGCGGAACCTGCTGCGGCGCCAGCGCATGATTGATGCCGTTGTTCTGGTAGACCTCAAGATCGGTTGATGGAGCAGTCATTTCCCCTTCTTCCTTGTTCCTCTGCATCCGTGATTCGTTGACACTCACGTGTCAGTGCGGGCTATCCCTCGTCCGCCTCCGCGAAGATCTGCGAGCGGTCGAGATCCATCCAGCGGGCGACCTGCTGGAGGTAGCGGCCAACCTTGAGCAGGTAGGCCGGGTCGGCGATGACGACGTGACGCGAGTAGGTGCCGTCCTCGCGCAGGTGAACGCCCCACAGCTCATCGATCTCGGGCATCGGCACCTCGTTGTCGTCGCCGTCGAGGTAGAAGTCGGCGCCTGCATAGAGGCCGAGCTGGAGCGCGGTCTCAGGCCAGATCCCGCTGTTCGAGGTCTTGTAGTCGAGCAGCGTCCGGATGCGCTTTGGCTGGCCACGCTTGGCCAGGGCCTTGGCGATCAGGTCCGTGGTGCCGGCGTACTTGTAGCGGCGGCTGAACAGCCGGACCTCGATCAGCTCAGCCTCAACCTCGTAGTCGTCCTGGAAGCTCGCAGCCGCCTGGGCGTAGCCGCGCATCTCTTCCGGCACGTCTTCGAGCTCGCCGCCAGCGACCAGCTTCTCGGCGTAGCCGTGCACGGTGGTCCCGCGGATCTGGGCGCTCCGCACGGTGGAGTAGGGCGACTTGACGATGGCCTTGAAACGCTCGGAAGGCTTCATCGTCACCAGGTCGTCCCAGTTGTCGAGGACGTAGCCCGCGGCCTGCTCGGCGTACCACTTGTTCAGAGCGGGCCTCGGCAGCATGTCCTTGATGCCGGAGACGCTGATGACCGGCTGGCTGTCGAGTTCATAGGAGTGGCCGCGCCCGCGGTTGATCCGGCGCGTACGGAGCCTGACGTCGCTCAAGAGGGAACCTCATCCGGAACGGGGTAGGTGATCGAATCGAGCGGGACTCCGAGCTCGTCGGCGATGCGCCGCACGACGTCCGGCTCCGGCTGCTTGCGGGCGCCGCTCTCGATCTGCGAAAGGTAGGCCGGGGTGATCGCCACGCGGGCGGCCAGGTCCACCTGCTTGATGCCGAGGGCTTTGCGAAGGCTTGCAATCGAAGAGCCGTTCGCTTTGCGTTCCGCCATGAACGTGAACACTAGCTAACTACTGCTAACTCTGCAACCTGGCACACCGTGAACAGCCAGGACCAGGTAACAAGATCATATATGTCATGAGTTAGCGCAGGTTATCTGAGGTTTGACTTAGCAGCAGTTAGCGGGCGATGATGCGTCGATGGCTTCCGGTTCCCGCGTCGGGACCATGATCAGGCTGCGCCGCCAGGAACTTGGCATGACCCAGGTGCAGCTTGCCGGGCTAGTCGGCGTCCACGTCTCATCGGTGACGCTCTGGGAGAAGGGCAAGCACTTCCCAGATCGCCACCAGGGCAAGCTGGAGACCGTGCTCGGCATCAGTCTCGGCGACGAGCAGGACGGGGAGGTCTATACAGATCCCGCCGAAGCGGCCATCTGGGCTCTGGACCGCTACAGCCCTGAGGAGCGGCGCAGAATTATCAGCGAGCTCCAGCGCACCCGCGAGCAGGCCGCTGACCAGTAATTCACAGGGTTACCCACAGGGAGGGCTTGGAGTGGGCCAGCACGCCTCAAGGCAGTCACTATCTGCACGGGTCAGGGAACTAGAAGCGATCGTTGAAGATCTGCGTGAGCACGTCCGGCAGGCAACGGAAGCCGACCGGATCATCCGCCGGGCTCAGCTCGGCATCCAGCCGCCCAGCCCGCCGCAGCACCCGGCGCACCGCCGTGACCGGCACGGCCTGCGTCTCATCTCCGGCGGCCTGGCCGCATTCGCTGCGTGGCTGGTGGCCTCACGCTCTCGCAGGCTGATCACGATGGCGGCGGCCACGATGCTGGCCGTCCCCGCCGCAGCCTCCCCCTCGATCATCACGGCGCACCCCGCGGGTGTGCCGCCAGCGGCAGCGGGAGTGGTCCATCACAAGCACCATGCCCACCAGCAGGTCCCCCTCGCGGAGAAGCCTCAGCCCCGTAAACGCCGGAAGAAGACAGCCAGCACAGGCACGATCACGGGCGATGACAGCCCGCAGCCGTCAGAATCGCCGGTTCCCGATCCGCAGGCAGGCAGCCCCGTCCCTCTGCCGGTCGATCCGCCTGTCCCGCTGCCCACCGGGCCACTGCCCACCGTCAGCCCGTCGCCTCCCATCGACGCCGGGAGCCCGGGTCCGCTCCCTCCTGGTGGAGGAGGCGTCCCCGGGCTCCCGGGTGGTGCTGTCGTCAGCGCGGGCAGCCTGACGCTGGCGGCCTAGTACGGAACAGGACGGCGCCGCGGAGCTGGGCCTGCCAGGGCACTGGCCCGCGGCGCTTCCTCGCCGTCCCCGGCGGTCTCGCCGTCCTCGTCCCCGTCCAGGTCGTCCAGATCTGGCTCGGGAGCGGCAGCCTTCGGCGTACGCCGCCTCGTGGTGGCCGCACGGCGCCGGCGCGGCGCCGGTGCTTCCTCTTCCGGCTCTTCCGGCTCTTCGGCCTCCTCCGGCTCTGCCTGGCGGGACCGGCCGGCCGGGCGCCCGCGCTGGCGCCGCTGAAGGGCCAGCTCGCGCTCGTGACGCCGCTGCTCCAGCATCTCCTGCCGCTCGGGCGACGCCTGCCACTCGCTGTGCAGCGCCTTGGCCAGCGCGACCGACTGGAGATCGACCTCGTAGCCGGTCATCTCCTCAATCCAGCTGGCGAAGTGCCGCTGGACGGCGGTCGGCGGCTTGTCCGCGTAGCTGGCCAGCGGGAAGTTCCTCGTCTTCGCTGCTCGCGCCATGTTTATGTCTCCGTCCGGGATTGGGTCTCTGCCGTGAGATAGTATCACTTATGCACTTTTGTGCAGAACTCTGCGGTTGTAAGCAACGCCGCGCGAGCCGTCGAGCCGCTCCTTGACCTCGGTCTCCCTGGCCATCGTCAGGCGCACGATGTCCTCTTCGATCGTCCCGGCGCTGCGCAGGTAGTAGATGGTTACCTGGTGCACGCGCGAAGTCCGGTGCACGCGGTCCTCAGCCTGCTCCTGCTCGTCCGGGACTTCGGTCTCGTCGAGGAAGATCAGGTGATCTGCCTGGTCGAGCGTGATGGACTCGCCACCGGCCCTTGTGTTGAGCAGCATGATCCTGATCTCATCCTGTGCGCCCTGGAACTGCCTGACGGCGCGGTCCCGGTCATCGTCTTTGACGTTGCCGGTGATCTGGAAGCTCTCGTGGCCAGCGGCCCGCAGTGATTCGGCGAACATCTCGATCACCTGCGTGAACTGCGAGACGACGACGTGCTTGCCCTCGCACTCTTCAAGGTGCTCCAGCAGCCAGTCCAGCTTGGCCGAGGGCAGCGCGGGCCGGAACCGGCCATCGTCGTCCAGCCGGCCGGCCGAGGTGGCAAACTGCTTCAGCCGGGTCCGCTGGGCAAGGGCGCTGCTGGCCAGCAGTGTCTCCTCTCCCAGCTCGGCCTGCGCCATGGTCGCCATATCACGGTAGGCGCGCTCCTGCTCGGGCGGCATGTCCAGCCAGACGCCCACCGGGGAGCCCTCGTCGTCCGGGTCGAGCGGCGTGCCCGCGTACTGCTTCGGCGGGAGCTGCGGGAAGATCTCGGCCTTGGTCCGGCGCAGCACGTAGGGCGCGAGCGTGCGGTCGAGCTCGTCTTCCATCTCCGGCCGCAGGTCGCCGATCACCCGTGCGCCGCCGTACCCGGAGGTGTCCACCTTCCAGTAGGTCTCCACATACCGCCAGTAGCTCGTAAAGACGTCTGGCCGGAGCCAGTTCAGCGTGCCCCAGGTGTTGAGCAGCTTGCCCCGGTACGGAGTCGCTGACAGGGCGATCTTCAGGCCGCCGTCAGCCAGCGGCAGCTGGACGGCGCCGAGCCGGGTCTGCGTGATCTTCGTGGAGTAGTGGCTCTTGCCGACCAGCGCCCGGTGCGACTCGTCCAGCACGATCGCGTCCCACGGCTGTGCGAAGAGCTGCGGCCAGTCCGGGATGAAGACGGTCGTCGCGCTGGTCTCTTTGACTTCGAGCCCGCGCTTGACGCGCATCATCTCGATGTTGCAGATCAGCAATCGCAGCAGGTCAGCGTCGCTGGAATTGTATGATTCCAGTATCTCTTCCCGCTGCCGGTGCGTGCCGCGGGCCAGCCAGACAGCCACGCCGCCGCCCAGCCAGCGCTCAGCCTCGCGCTGCCAGACCGTCCGCAGCGCGGTCCGCTTGGCGAAGACCAGCACGCGCCGCGCGCCGGCCTCCACGAGCGCCGCGAGGGCCTGGAGGGTCTTGCCGGAACCGGCCTCGTCGGCGACCAGGACGGCTCCAGAGCGCGCGGCGAACGCCGCTCCTGCCACCTGGTAGGGCCGGGGCTGGATGGCGGCCCAGAGCTTCGGAGCGGCGGCCGGGACGCGCTCCAGCATGGCGCCCTGGCCCGCCCGGAGAGCTTCGAGCTCTTTCTCCCGGCCGCGCTCGGCCCAGGCCCACTCAGACAGGTCCGGCCCGATCACGAGCTCGTCGCCGAAGACGTGCCGGAACTTGCGGCAGACAGCGAGGTCGAGCGCGTATGTCCAGCCGATGAAACGGTCGCGGGAGCCTTCGCGCTTCTCATACAGCGGCCGGGCGCCGGGGATCTCCTTCGCCTGGAGCGGCCCGAGGCCACACGCATAAGGAATCTTGGCGATGATCCGCTTATCGCCGTGCCGCTCGATGACGACGGTCATAGCGTCCAGTCCGGCGAGTCATCCCAGCAGGTGCAACGGTCGTCAGGTTCATTCGGGAACATGACGACCAGGCACTCGCTGAAGTGATTAATGCCCCGGACGACTACCCCGGGCACTCCAGGTTCGATGCCGATCCGGCTGCTCATCGCGGTACTGCCGGATGCCGGGCCTGCATTTCGATCTGAAGAGCGTTCCAGTTTGTAAACCTGATACCGCGGTCATCTATGTAGGCAATCGCCGCCAGCTTGCGCTTCGTGACCAGCAAGCGTCCCTGCTCATTCCAGAGCTTCCGGCACTGATCCTCGTGAACGCAGGTAAAGCCGTTAGAGTCTTCGCAGTCGCAGGAGTCTCCGTTGACCTCGACAAACGTGCTGAAGCCGCATTCCATCAGCCATTGAGCGACCTGCACGACATCCCGGCTTGTGAGGATGAAGACCGCATAGCGCTCCATCAGCCAGTGCAGCCCGTCAATTGCGCCGGGCATCGGCACATCATAGATCTTGCCGTCCTGCCAGCCTCGCGAATATGAATGGATTACCCCGTCGAAGTCCACAGCGACGGTCTGCACGTAATCAGTCACCGCACGCCCGCCTGACTGCCTATCAGCAGGGCGATTCCGCATCCGGCACGCCCCCGCCAGCGCGGCCAGCGGCGCCTGAGCTCGCGCCGGACGGTCTTGAGCTGGTACCGCGACAACTCGGGGTCGCTCAGGTACCAGGCGGCGATCCCGGCCAGGAGAACGGCAAGGACCAGCACTTCCCAGATCAGGATGGTGATCACGCCGCCCACTCCTTCGCGGCGCAGTCAGGGCCGATGCCGCGGGCAATGCTTTCCTCGTCGGTCAGCGTCCGGCCGCAGCGGACGCACAGGCCGTAGAGGCGCCCGTACTCCTGGGCTTCTTCCAGGCTGAGCCGCACGTGCCCTTCGATGTAGTTGACGGCCAGCCCGAGGTACTCGAAGCGTGCTGCCCCAGCTTCGTGGACAGATCCCGTCACGGGCAGGATGAGCCGCTTCACGCAGAGCTTGTTAGCGCCGTGCACGGTCCGGTAGACCTTGAGGATCTCGCCGCTGGCCGGGTGCCGGTAAATGCCCTCGGCAGGCTCGGCGGCCTTCGCCCGGCCGCGGGCATCATGCCGCTTAACCAGGTGCTCCTCAGCCAGGGTCTTGACCGCGCCCGGCGCATAGTCATACTGCCCTGTCTGGGCGTTCAGGAGCATCGCGTACTTGTGCCCGCTGCTGGCCGACCGCCTGACGTGAAACCGCTGGCCGTTCTTCTCGTAGGTCCCCTCGGGAAGCGCGTCGGCCCTGTCCTGCGCACTCTCGGCCGATCCCGTCGCACAGGCCCGGACTTCAGCAACCGTCGAGTGGTACCCGTCTGCGCAGGTGACGCACCTGATCCGGTGATCCGTCATCGTCATGCCCGCTCTCCTCCGCTCTCTGCCTGCGGAGAGCGACGTGCGTCGCTCTCTCCACAAAACTGCACACTACACCTCATGAGTGCAGTTTGCACCACAAGAGCAGAAACCATGTTACAGTGAGGTCGCTGAAGTGGTCATGCCGTCACTTCCGCCGTTCCTCTGCCGGGGGCGGTGCCCGCGCCCATTCCCCGTGGGCACGGGCGCCGCCCTCACCGTCTGGAGACGTGATGCAGGCAGACGAGGCGATCGGGCTGCTGGAAGCCGAGCTGGCGGCGGCCCGCCGGGATCTTGATCTGATCAGGGCGCTTGTTCCGGAAGTTCCGCCTGTTCCGTACGGCTCTTCTGCCTGCCATCGAGAGCGCCCTTAACCTGGAGATTCCACGTGACGGCAACGCGCCAGACGAGAATGCACGGGATAGCGCCGACGCAAGCCAGGACGAACCACTGGTAGATCACGTTGGTGATCGTCAGCCCAAACCACAGATTGAGAACTGACGGCAGGAAGGCCAGCGCCAGGCAGATAGCCTCGGCCGCCGCGGTACGGCCCAGCCCGTGCTTCCACCAGGGCCAGAAAAGGCTGACGACCGGCGTGAACAGCACGGATACAACGAACGTGACGTTGACGATAATCTTGCTGACCTCAGCTATGAGCTGTGCTTGGGCCATTACGGCGGTGCCCTTCCCTTATGACCTTGACAACATCCGCCGCCACATGGTTCTTCGCCCGGATCTCCCGGAGGGGAACGCGCACGCGCTCATTGACCTCTCTCAGGGACGCCTCGGATTCCTCCCTGATGGCGCGGGCCTCCTGCACGTCCCTCGCGAGCTGAGCCCTGCGGCGGCGGAAGATCATCTCTCCAGCTCCCTCCGGAGCCCGGCCAGCAGCAAATTCGTGGTCTGAGCGGCCTCTACGGCGGCGTCGGCGCGCTCGCGCTCGGTCTTCACTGCCAGCTTGAGCTCGGCGATCTGCTCGTCCTTCTGCCTGTCTACCCAGCCTGGAACGAATATCCGGAGGGCTATGCAAATGATCCAGATGCCCGCTACGCCTGCGCCTGTGATCAGTGCCGACATAACCTCCGGCGGCATTTACCATCTCCCCGCTCATTGTCTTGTCCCCTGATCACGCTTCCAGGTACCAGCCCTGAATATTGAGGAATGCGTTTGCGGATAGGTCCGACCCTATGATGTTCGTGTCGATGTTAGGCGTGCTGTTGCTGCTGCCCCGGATACGGTCCACCTGAGCACCGCTGAATCCCTCAGCACTGCTGAAGATCGGGGCCACTCCCTGCACGCTGGAGCCCGTGCCGCGCAGGCCATCGCCGCTGAACGGGATGAGCTGCCGGTTGGAGCGGTCCGGGGTGGTAGGAAGTGAAGCAGTGACAACTGAGCTTCCCGAGCCAGCTGTGCCGATCTTGGCGTAGATATTCACAAAACGCATCTTGCCGATATTGACATGCCAGCCAGCCCGCACGCTGAAATCAGCAGTGCCAATCCCGCTGAATACCGGCGTATACGCGGTAGCCGAAGGAGGCGCATTCAGGTAGCTCCAGGCAGAGCCGTCCCAGGCGATGATGCTCTTCGTGTCGCTCTCGTAGGCCAGGCCATCGGTATCGAAGTAGTCCGGCCTGGTCGCTGAGGTGCAGACCGGGATGCCGGGCGAGAAGAAAGACCGCTCGTCGGTGAGGCTGGTCAGCGTGCCGTCCGACTTCGATCGCCACGAGGCTACCTTGACGTCGTACGTGCCGCCGGAGGTGTAGGAGGGCGACGGGGCGACCGGCGAGCCGGAGGGAGTTCCTTCGAGCACGACAGCCTGGACGACCGCTCCCGCACTGCCCGCAGCCCGGTCCAGCCGCAGGACCAGCCGGTCAATCCGGTCCGAGCCGCTCGCCGCGGGAATAGCCGTGGAGACGTTGGCGTCGGTCTCCCACAAGCGCCCCTGGATAACAACCTTGCACGGCGCGAGCACGATGTGACGGCCGGGCACATCGAAGCTGGCGGCGGCAGCTGACCCTGAAGGGTCACCGAGAATGCCGCTGCGCAGCCCAAGGCACTTGATGATGTCTTCCCATTCGGAGTCGAGCGTGAGCTGCGTGAATGAGCAGGGCCGCGCGGTGGTGATAGCCATGGTTTCAGCCTCTCTGTGCGTCCAGGCGCCGCTCCAGCCGCCGCACGTTGGCGAGGAGCTGCGCTGAGAATGAGGGATCGGCCGCGCCGGGGTCCTGGGGGTAGCCGATGGTGGGCACAGACCAGATTGGCGGCGTCGCCATCGGGTCGATCGTCAGGTCCACCTGGGAGATGATGTCGGTCACTGTGTCGCCGTTGCGGGTCTCGACGGTCACTCTGTCGCCGAGGAAGTAGTCCCGGCCGAAGACCAGCGCCGGGATGTCGATGGTCGTGATCGAGAGCTGCGGTGTCGCTGCGCCCTGTGCGATGGCGTCCTGGCCGGCCTGTGTGACCTGCGTGGCATCGGTGCTGGAGGTCTGATCGACGTACTGCTCGACGCGGGTCCACCAGTCCGAGCTCCCGTCGCCGGTCACCTCTGTGAAGGCGCCCGAGGCACCCTGCACGAGCGCGTTGGTGACCAGCGGGTCGGCCAGGGCGAAGGAGATCGAGACCAGGTTGCCGAGCCGCTCGCTGAAGTAGGCGTAGCCGGACAAGTCTCTTGGCACGTAAGTGTCAAAGACGAGACCACCGCTGCCGTTGTCGGTGACCTGGACACCCATCGGGCCGCCTGTGGCTACCAGCGTGCGGATAATGTCCATCAGGTTGAGATCGACGCCATCGGTGAACTGGGCGCTGTAGGAGACCGTGCCGCCGCGCCCGGCGTCGGTGGCGACCGACAGGATCGGCACCTTGCGCCCGCTGATGGCTCCCGGGCCGGCATTCACGTTGACGTAGTGCTTGATCGCCGTCTCCAGCGGGACGCTGGTCACCGCGTCAGCTCCGGCCGCCGACTGGCCAGACCAGGCTGCGGCCGGGTTGGGGAAAGCGATCCTGTTGGCGATCAGGGCCTCGTAGGTGGCACCAGAGATGATGATGTAGGCACCTTCGAGAACCGCCGCGGCGAAGGTCGAGCCTGGTAGCGCGTACTGGTAGCCGGGACTCTCACACTTGCCACCGAACCTGAAGTAGCCGCCCCAGTCGATCGTGACCCCGAAATCGGCGCTGCTCACCATGTCCCAGAGCTGGTCAGAGTACGGGACAGCGATAGCCCAGGAGCCGACCCCGTTGTAGTAGAGGGTGGCATCCAGCGTCACCTCGTCGATCGGCCCGAGACTGCTCAGAGCGCCGTCGTGGCCCTCGATAGAGACATACAGGCTCGGGACGAACGGCTGGACAGGCTGCGCGGGCACATCTGGCCCGGCATCGGCCAGAACCACAGCCGTGATCGTCCTGACCGCTTCCAGCCTGGCAGCCAGCAGGCCGCTGGCGGTGATTCCGGCCGTGATGGGCAGGCTGACGTCCAGCACGGGCGCGGGCCGGCTGATACCCGCCGTGATCGCCGCGGTGATCTGCTGGCTGACGCCGGCCGGCAAGCTGGGCAGCCCGGCTGTGATCGCTGCGGTAACCGGCCGGGAAACATCGAGCTCGCGAGACAGCGAAGGCGTGCCTGCGGTGATTGCCGCGGTGATTCCGAGGCTGACGTCAATCTCAGGAGCAGGGAGTTCGAGACCCGCGGTAATGGCAACAGAGATCTGCTGCGAAACATCAGCCGGAGGGCTGGCCAGCTTGGCGGTTATACCTGCGGTAATTGTGCTGGAAACAGCAGCTTCAGCCGTCAGGAGCGGTGTGCCGGCGGTCACCGTAGCGGTAATCGTCTCGCTGACGTCAAGGCTGAAGGTAGAGCCTCCTGCTGCGGCCTTAACCTCGACGGCGACCGCGCCCCAGTCATCGGAAGTGTCGCCGGACCAGGTAAGGGTTATAGACCCACCTGCGGCCTTATCCGCCTGGCCAGCATTGCCAGCGCCATTACTGTTGCTGAAGTTGGCAACCCACCGCGATGTGGCCGGGTTCGTCAGGGTATCCGACCCGATCGACGCGACCCCGGCGACCATGTTCCCGCTGGTCGTACCCGTAACGGTGACGTTGGGGCCGGTGCTGCTGCCCGACTTGGTGACCGCCGTGCCGAACGGGGCAGAGGTGTCGGCGCCCGAATAGGAGACCGACCCGGCCTCCCATGTCCGCGATCCCGCGCTGCCGGTCTCGGAGACGACGATCGTGTGAGCGCCGCTGGCCTGGTTCGCGATGCCGAACAGCAGCGTTTCGCCAGCGTTCCCCCCGGCGTTATTGACGCTGCCCAGCAACGTCATCGCGTTGCCGTCGCAGGTCGCCGAGACCGTCCCGTTGGAGCCGCCGGCGTGGCCGAAGCCCACGCCGACCACAATCGCCACGCCGGACGCAACCGCAGTATGCGTCCAGGTCACCGACGTGCCGGTACCCGTCTGCCCGCTCGCAGACGGGCCTACGGCGTCTTCCGCGACCGCCACCGGACCGCCTCCTCCCGGGGATGAGGGTCAGGCCGCGATTGGCGTGAAGGCGATGGTCAGCGTGTTGAGGTTGAGAGTGTCTCCGTTAACCACCGCCCGCGGCGTGGTGGCCGCCGCGCTGCCGAGGAAGTTCCCGGCCGAGCTCGCGTCCCAGAACGAGACATGCGAGATAGTCTCGCTGGCTGTCATCGACCAGCTCGGAGTCCCACTCTGCGACTTCGAGCCGCCGCTGGCCGCTGCCCAGGATACGCTCTGGCGCGTGGTGACTGCGGAGGCATTGCTGGCTCCCGAGGCGCCCGGATCGCCCGTATGCAGCTTGACGTAAAACGCCGGCGGCGCGGTAAACGCCGTGGCGCCGAGCATGTCGAGCCACTTGTTCGCCAGGTTGGCGGCACTCAGTCCGGCAGTCACGGCCGGCCCTCCTCTTCTTCTGCTTCTCCGCTGGTCTCTGCCTCGTCCGGCTCGACGACCTCGCCGTCCCGGACAACTTCAAAACCAGCCTCGATGTTCAGGCCGGCCATGATGCTCATGTGCTCCTCCTGTTCAGGCCCGCTGCCAGCGGCGCCGGTAGGACATCGCGATGCTTGAGTCATCGCTGGAGCCGGTCAGGCTCAGCGAAAGGCTGTTGTCGCCGCGGACGAGCGGCCAGAGGTCACGCAAGGTGGACTGGATGAGGTCCGACCAGATATTCGTGTCAGCGCCGAGGTCTACAGCGCTCTGCGCGCCAGGCTTGGTGGTGATCCGGATGACCTGCTCATCGGCCAGCGCACTGATCAGGCCAAAGGTGCGTCCGGTCGTGTTGTTAGTGAAGGTAGGCGTGCCCGGCCCGGTAACCGTCCAGACCGGGTAAGCGTCGGCGGTGCCGTCGTTGGTCACGATGACGTCACCGATGACCGTGGCGCTCCCGAGATCGATCGGCAGGAGAGGCAAGATGCCAGTGCCGCCGCCTGCGGAGCCCGCGAAAATCAGCGTCGTATCGGCGCTGTCCTCGAAGAACGGGTCGTCAGCCTCGAAGGTGAGCGCGTAGGTCGTCCAGAGGACGCCATCGGTGTCAGGGCTGGCGTCAGGCTGGTCGAGGCCATCAGTGCACAGGACCGAGATCTGCCGCATCGAGCCGTCTGGCCGCTGGACGGCAAGCACGCCGGGCGCCGGAATGTCGTTGCGGTTCGTGTAGAGCGCGATCGAGAGCCGGTCGAGGAGCTCCAGGTAGTCGTTCTGGCCCGTTGGGCCGCCCTGAGCCTCGACGTAGAGCCCGACCAGCACCTTGCGTGGCTGCGGGACGTACTGGAGCGGCACGGCGCCGCCACGGGGCAGCGGGGAGGTGTAGAGCGTCACCGGGGCACCCGACAGGCCCACGATTCCCGTGCAGACGTAGCCATTGGGCACATCCAGATCGGACAGCGGCCACTCATTGCCGTCCGGATCGGTGTAGGTAACGTAAAGCGGGGTCGCCTGCGCGCTCACCGACGCCTCCCCACCCGTGACTTCCGGCCCTTCTGCATTTCCATCGCGCGGAAAGCTGTCCTGACCTGGCCCTGGTACGCCTGCGCGGTCATCCCATCAAAATGCGCGTGATACTCCGTGCCGCCGTCGCCGCCCTGGACGGCCTCGCTGAGCATCCGCCACTGCGAGTCGGAGAGGACCGGCTCGGGCCGGCCAGTGCCGTTGAACGTCAGGCTGGCGCCGGGCATGAGCCAGCCGCCCTGGTCGTACCAGCCAGCGGCCACCTCGTGAGCCCAGGCGGCGGCCGGGGAGCCGTACCTGCCGTCGATGTACCGCAGGCCCCACATCACCTGGGCCATGTAGTCGCCGAGCGCGTAGGGGTGGCCGTGGCCGAGGCTCTGCGGGATGCCATAAGCCCCGCTGGCAGGATTGACAGCGTAGGAGTTCCAGCCGCTCTCCCGGTTCCACAAGGCCAGCAGGGGCGCCCACTGCGCCGCGCCCCAGCCGAAGGCGCCGAGCTCGGACCGGGCGAACGCCTGCGCCTTGCCCGCGCTGGCCGACAGCGGCCCGGACGGCCCGGCCATCGCGGCGAACGCCTGGGTCATCTGGCTGAAGGCCGCCTGCGCCACGTCGCTGCTGAAGGCATCGACCGTCGCGTTATAGTTGCGGTCCACCCAGTCCGTCGCGCCGGGGACGCCGCCGCTGTAGCTGGGCACGACTCCACCGCCAGCGAAGCCAGGGATCATGCCGCGCAGGTGATCAACCGCGCCAGCCTGCACGAGGTCAGTCGGCACGATGAGCTCACCCGGCATGGTCAGGGCGAGCACGCTGTCCTTCCCGGGCGTCCCGCCCGTGATGTAGGCGCCCTCGGCGCTGATGACCGGGCGGTGATGCTGAACCTCATGCCCCGGGGCGCCCGTCAGGCTCCAGTCCCCGCTGGCGTTGATGATGATCTGCTCGCGGATCTGCTTCTTGATCTTCGCCTCTTCCATGCGGAGCGCATGGATCTCCTCGCGGGCGATCTTGCTTTTGCCGGCGTGCGTCTCCAGCCACCTGATCTGGTCCTGGATGGCGTCGCTGGCCCCCTGAAGGTTGCCGTGAGCCTTGAACTGCTCCTCGGCGAACTGCACGACGGCGCTGGTCGCCCCGATGATCGCCTGCCGGTCCTCCAGAGCCGCCTTCGAGTTGCCGTCGAGCGCGCCGTGGTTCTTCTGGAGAGCGTCCGTGGCCGCCTGCTGGGCCTGCTTCCAGGCCACCTGATCGCCTTCAAGCGTGAGCACCTGCACGACGTTCTGCTCCATCGCCGTCGTGAGGGACTGCACCGCCAGCGACAGCGCATTGGTCGTGCCGGTCGCCTCGTCGGTCCCGCGCCCGTAGTCGAGGATCTTCTGCATGGCCTCCTGAGCGGCCGGGCCGTTGCCCGCAAGATCCTTCGCGCTGACTCCCGCGGCGACCGCCAGGCGCTCGGCCTGAGTGGTCGTCAGGCCGAAGGTGTCCTGGATCTGCTGGAGGTGAGTGCGCAGGTTCTCGGCCGAGGACACCGCCTGCACGTGGGCCTGGTAGACCTGGCCGACCGCGTGCGAGTAGGAGGCGGCGCCGGTCCGCACGCTCACGAACGCCGGGACGGTGCTCTGCTCGGCCTTGGTGAGCGCGAGCGCGCTCTTCCCGGCCTGGTCGGTCTGGGCAGCGAGCCGCTGGAATCCGGCGATGTTGTACCCGGTCGCCTGGTCCTGCTCGCGCAGCCTGGCGATATAGCCGTCCATGGTGCCCGCGTGCTGAAGCAGGACGTAGGTCAGCCCGGCGATAGCTGCGGTTCCTGCGATGGCCCAGTTAGTAGGGCTGACGGCTTCCAGGAGCGCCCCTGCGGCAGCTGATGCCTTCTCGGCCCGGGTGAGCTCGGCGACGGCGGTCACGGTGCCATCGGCGGCGACGGCGAACGTGTGGGCGCCTGTGGCCGCCCCTTCCAGGCCCTTCTCGACAGCACTGGCGGCGATGGCCGTCTCCGACAGGCTGCGCAGCCGCATGAGCCCTGCCGCAAGAGCCTGGAACTTCTCGCCCAGCTCCAGGCCGGCGATCAGCCTGAGTGGCCGGTACAGCGCGATGGCGAGCAGCGTGACGCTGATCACCCCCGGCGCCACCTTCGAGACCTCAGAGACCATGCCAGCGAACCCGGCGACCAGATGCAGCAGCTCCAGGCTGGTCGGCTGGAGGGCCTCGATCAGGTTGAACAGGGTGTGGATCAGCGCGACGACCGTGACGTCGATCTCGTGCATGTCTGGCCCGATGTTCTTCGCCACGAAATCGAAGAACTGCTGGGCCTGGCTGTCGGTCAGCGCGGTCCCGATGGAGTCGAGAGTCCCGACGATGGCACTCCCGGCCGCCTTGGCCAGCGGCACGACCTCGGGCAGGATGCGGTCCAGATTGGCTACCACGGCCTCGAAGACCTGCATGACCTGCGGGTCTACTTCACGGGCCATGCTGGAGAACTCGCTCCCCAGGTTGCCGACCCCGATCGCCAGCGCCCGCTGATCGGTGGTCATGCCCTGCCAGTCGGCCCGCGCCTTGGCCGCGTTCGTGTGCAGGTCTTGCTCGTACTGCACGACCGACTTGAGGCTCGGGATGGCCAGGGCGGCGAACGCCCCGACCCCGACGCCGGCGACAGCGAACGCGGGCGCGATGGCGGTCGCCGCGGCGACGGCAGAAACGAGCCAGCCCATGACGCCGCCGGAGTTATGGACACTGACCCTGATCGACTCGTCCTTGGCCCCGAGCTCGTCGGCCTTGAGCCTGGTCTTGTCGAGCTCGGCGTTAGCCTTCGCCGTGTCCGCGTTGACCCCGAGCCGGACATCGCCGAGCTTCTCCTCGACCCCGGCACGGATACGCTCGCCGACCTCGCGGCCGAGGGCATCGGCCTGCGGCAGCAGCCTGGCGCGCATCCGCTCGGTGAAATCCTTGGCCGAGGGGACGACAGCTACGGCAATCGAGCCGACGTTAGGCTCTCCCGCCATCTGCTGCCTCCTTCCTTAGTCTCGGATCGAGCATCATGCGCTGCTCTGGCGTCAGCCGGGACCTGCGGCGCCGCTTGACTCCCGGCCGGGGGACAGGCTGAGGTGCCTTATGAGCGGAGCCCTTCTTCGCATGGACAAGCGTGTAAGCGTGACGGAGTGCCCGCACCTCGTCAATGAGCGTCGCCATGAGCATCTGGTCCTTTGACCATGGTGCTTTTTCAGGATCTCCGTCCGGCAAGTCATCAATCGTGCCGTCCTCTGTCTTGTCATTCCTGACCGCCGTCATCGTGGCCGATTCCGCGGGCAGATGCTCGATCAGGACCGAGAGCTTTCTTACTGTTAGCGATGTTCCTTTCCGGTAGAGGTCAAGCAGATCAATTCCGTAGTATCTGTGCAGGTCGGCCTCTAGCGGCCCCGCCTTCTCTGCTGCGATCGAAAGGGCGGCTGCGATTTTCCCGGGCTCGCAGTCCCCATCTGCTTCAGCATCAGCTTGATAATTCCGTCAAACTGGTAGTTCTTCAGGTTCGCTGCCTTCCATGCCTTGAAGTCAGCTGGCGAGAGAAGCTCAAGAGCCCAGGTATCGAACATTCCTGACATCAGGAGCCTGGTCTGCTCGTGCGTCCATTCCGCATGGTGCGGGAAAGTGATAATCTTCCCGCCTACCCTGATCTTTGTCGGCTGGCCGATCGCCTCGCGGAGATTGGCGTCTTCCAGGTCGAGATCGAGGTCGATCTCCTCTTCCACGGGCGGGACTTCTGGCTCCTTGGTTCTGCTCTCGGGCATGTTGCTGTCCTTTCGTGCGCGGGATCATGAAAGGCCCCAGCCCCAGCCAGGTTCCCGCCCCTGGCCAGGGCCGGGACGATCATCAGGTGAAGAACGGCGTCAGGTCGGCGGCACCGTAGTTGACGATCCGCTGGAGGGCACTGCGGTCCGAGCCGATCGTCGCCGGGTACAGCGAGATGGTCATCTGGAGGTTCTCGTTGTCGGACTGCTGCTGCTGGTCGTCCCCGCGCGTGGTGACCTTGGCGTTCGGGGCGAACAGGCGCGTCTCCTTGTCGCCGTCGAGGGTGTCGAAGACGAAGCAGTAGCGCCGGTCGGTGGGGATCTCCGGCAGCACGTAGGTGGCGATGGTGGTCGCCCCTGCCGGCTGGAGGTCCGAGATGTCCACGTCGTCATACAGCGCCCTGACGGCCGGGTTGAGCGCCTCCAGGAAGGTCGCCTCGATGGTCTTAGGAGCCCCGGTGACGAGCGTCCGGATCGGGTCGAGCGTGCCCGATGCGTTGATGTCCTTGAGCTGCTCGTCCAGCTTGTAGATATAGCCGTTCGTGTCGATCCACCCGAGGCAGATCCACGGCGCGGCCAGCTCATCGGTGCTGGCCGGCCCGGTTGGCGCGCTGGTGCCCAGAGGGGCGTAGTACGCGATGACGTCGCCAGCGGCGTAGGTGAGGTCCGCGTTCCTCGTGTCGGTCATGATGCTGCCTTCCTCATGCGTGAGTATGGAACTCGTAGCTGGCGCCGAAGCGGAAGAGCTCCGGGTTGACGTCGGGCATCCAGCGCGGGCCGATGACCGTTGTGCAGAGCTGCACATAACCGTCCTGCGTGGTAACCCCGCGCATGCTGAGGACGGCTTGCTGGACCAGGCGCGCTGCCGCCGCACCATCGGCTTCGCTCAGGGCGTACACGTCGATATCGACGATCGGCCGGTCCACCCTGATGCTCCGGTTGGCACCGCTGGTCCGGCTGACGCGGACCGTGATCTGCGTGATAGAGGCCGGGAGCCGGGTGCAGTAGGCATAGGTGTCCACGCCGCTCTGCGGGCCGCTGAGCCAGCCAACGAGGAGCTGCTCGACGTCTGGGAAGGCGTCAGTCCTGGGCGGCATGGAGGGCGTTCCTCAGCGTGTGGTGAGCTGGCGTGCGGCTGGTCCCGAACTCGATGTGCATTGCCCGGGGGTCGGCATTCTCGACGTATCCGGCTGCCCGGTCGTCCTTCCGGCCACCGCGATTGACCGCCCGCGAGCGGAAGCCGGACTTGAACTCTCCGCGGTGCGGGTCTCTGGCCGGCCCGACCGGCGCGGTAGCTGCGGCCAGGTCGCGCACGCGGTCTGCGCGGCGCTTCATCTCGGCCTTCATGAACTCGCTGCGGAGCATCTCGCCGATGCCGGAGTAGCTGAGCGTGAGCTTGCTGCCCTGCGCGGTCCTGGCGGCGGTCATCAGACCACCACCGTGTGAGCGCCAGCGCCGGTCACCCGCCGCAGGCGCACCATGACCGTGCCGCCGATGCCAGTGAACGGGCTGCTGTAGGGCGAGGGCTGGCCCATGACGTCCCAGACCGTCCCGTCCGCGAGCTGGAAACGATCCTCCGGGGCCACTGCCGTATCAGGTGGCAGGTAGAGCTCGGCGGCGGCGGTGACCTGCTCGGTCGCCTCGATGTCCTCGGTGGTCTGGCCGGGCACGAACGCATAGGCCAGCAGGCCGGCCGGGGTGAAGGTTGTTACATCGTTGCCGCGGGAGTCCTGGCCGGTCACGCTGGCCACGAGGTGCGTGACCGGGAGTGCCGCGATCACCGCAGGTCCATCATGATCGTGTCTTCGGTGTCCCGGTAATCGGTCAGGGCAGCGAAGTCGGATTCGGTCAGGGCGACCTGCAAGCCGCCCCCAGAGCGCTCCAGACGGTAGGAGTAGGGACCGATGGACTCCCCGATGACCCCGGCCGCGTTCGTGGGCGCCATGAGCACGCGCAGGGCCGCGTTGGCGCAGACCATCACCACGTCATCGGGCACGGAAGCGTCCCCGTAGTCCCGGTTGACCCGGAAGGTCTGCGGGTACAGGTCGGAGGTCCACCAGACCTCGGGCAGGTTGATAATCCCGCGGCCGGGGTCGATGCGAATGGTCCTGATCCCATCGAAGGTGTACCAGACGATCGGCACGTCAGGCAGGCCGAGGCCGCCGCCGATGGCCGTGACGGAGTGCACGGCTGTGGTTGTCATATCGGGCAGCTCGATGATCGAGTCGCGGCCCTTGAACAGGCCGTCCTCGGCTGTGTGCGGCTGGAAGTCGCGGTGGCAGTACCGGGCGATGGCCGCGGTAGCGTCGGAGAGGAGAGCATCGATGCGCGCCGCCTCGATGGACGTCAGCGACCTCCCCAGGCGTGACTCCACATCGGCCTGCGTGGCCAGCGGCGTCAGTGCCGGCATGCTCTCCTCCCCTCCGCTTCCCGGGTGCTGCGGCCGGGCTCAGTAGGCCAGGACGTTGACGGCGGTTGCCGCGCTGGCCAGGCCGTGAATCGAGTCGCCGTCGTAGAGCACGAGCTCGTTGTAGGTGAGCAGCCGGTTGTCGAGGACATCGACCGCCTCCCCCGCGTCCACCGCCAGCGCCGAGGCGAGCTGCTCGACGTTGCCGGACAGGTTGCGGTGGACCGACAGCGTGACGGTGCGGTCGGTGCCGGTGGCGTTGAAGGCCACGATGCGCCTGATCGTGGTCTCACCGGACGAGGTGTAGAGCGCGGCGTCGGAGGTTCCCGGCTGCGCGTTGTAGTGGATCGTGGTAGACATTGCGCCTCCGTAAGGCAGAGTCAGGGTTCAGGGGGCTGGCCGGCGGGGGGGCGGCCCCGGCGCGGGGCAACAACAAGCGGGCCCCCCCCCCCCGGAGCTGGGGAT